AGCGTAACTTTAATTAATGACATTAATACTAGTGGAAAAAAATCAAGTTATGTTGGTGGTTCAGCAGAAGCAGACACTACAACTATGACACAAGCAGAAATTAATGAAATGGTACAAAGAAATGTAGACCATTTATCTGCAATACTTTTATACGCACCAGTAGACGCTAGTGACGATACTCCAGATATAGCAGGAGCAGCAGGTAGTAAAAAGACTACTCACGTTGCAGCCGTTACAACTGGAACAAATTACATCGCAGCTAACTAAGTTTATAAACTAACACACTAAGAAGTGTGCATAAAACCATAGGAGAGAATATGGAAAGCAAAGAAGAGAATGGAGTATTTATAGATGGAACAGAACTTAAAGAATCTGATATGACAGATAGACAGAAGTATATGTCTCGTCAGGTTCAAGACTTGATGAACAAAAAAGCTAGAATAGAATTTGAGTTAGATCAGATTGTAGCTAGTTTAGATGTATTTCAAAGAGCTCTAATACAAACTACTAAAGAAGTAGCAGATAAAGTGTTAGATAAAACCAAGGCCCCTAAGGAGGATTGATTATGATAGATATGATTATGTGGATTACCACAATAGTAACCGTTGCTTCAATAGTAGCAGCTTCAACACCAACGCCTAAAGACGATGAATGGATCGGTAAGCTTTATAAGTTTATAGATCTTCTTGCTTTAAACATAGGCAAGGCTAAAGAGAAGTAGTATGAATTTTATTAAAAAGTTTTGGAATAACTTAACTGGAACTGAAGAAGTAATAGTAAGATCCAGAACTAAGAAAGGTAAATTTGTAGCAGATGATAAGTCTACTCCAGATGTTAATGAAGCTTATACAACTAAAAGAGTTAAGAGAAAAAGTAAATCAACCAAAATAACTACTGACAATATAGGCGAATAGCAATGTATGAGTACAGTTGTAAGGTTGATAGAGTCGTTGATGGCGATACTATTGATGTTGTCTTGGATCTTGGCTTTGATATTCTTTACCGCTGTAGGGTACGCCTTTACGGTATTGATACTCCAGAATCCAGGACAAGAGATAAAGATGAAAAGGTTAGAGGAAAACTAGCTTCAGCATTTTTAAAAGACTCTGTTAAAAAAGGAAAGAAAGTTATTATTGAAACTAAACTAAAAGACTCTAAGGGTAAATTTGGTAGAGTGTTAGGTAATGTTATCGTTGATGGCTTAAATCTAAATCAAGTTATGATAGATAACTTCTTAGCAGTAGCTTACTTTGGTCAGTCTAAGGACGACATAGAAGAAGAGCATTTAGTTAACAGACAAAAATTAATAGATCTAGGTAAGTTTACTCCAGTAAAATAATGGATTCAGCAGTACAGCTTATAACTGAACTTGGATTCCCCATAGCCGCAGCTCTAGGATTAGGTGCTTTTGTATGGAAGCTTATCAACAGGATCATTGATGGCATGGAAGTTAAGGTAGATGTCTTAGACGAAAAGCTAGGAACAATTATCAATTCTATGGAAGGCAGACTAGGTGGCAAACTTGACAGTCAGCATGGTATTTTAGTAGCATTGATAGACAGGGTTAGGTCTTTAGATAACGAAATCATAAGACAAGACACTATGATTAAAACTATTTTAGGCGTTCCACAGTTAATTAACATTGATAAGATCGCTAAGGCGGACAGAGATGACCAAAGAAAAGACTGATAAGGATAAGGAAGAAGCGGCAAAGGTAAGAATATTTGCTTTTCTAGTTTTTGCTTTTGGTATTATGATGGCCTTTATAATAGCTCAAAACGCTCAAGCAGATCAGATTACACATAAGTTTAAATCTCCTTCATTCAATGGAATGAATACCTCTAGTCATTATTTAACTATTGAAAACCAGGAATTTAATAGAAGAAAGACTATTAAAGACGAGATCAAGGCCGCCTTAGAAGAGGCTGAGAGAGACAAAGAAAACTCTACAGTTCAAAGGTTTCTAAGAAACTTTGAGAGTCGTGTATACGCTGAATTAAGCAGGCAGTTAATTGCTAATTTATTTGGTGAAACACCGCAAACAAGTGGAACTATAACCCTAGAAGGTAATACAATAGTTTACAGTTCAGACGGAACATATCTAACTTTAACCATAACCGAAGCCGATGGAACAATTACCACTATCAAGATTCCTCTGGGTTCCTTTACTTTTTAGTATATCTAGCTGCTCAATCCTTGATCAGTATGAAGATACTATAGATCAAAGACACAAAGCAGGTGATGTAGTAAAGATAAGTGATCTTCAATCAAAAGAATTAAAAAATGTAAACATACCTGTTAGTAGGCCTATAGTAGCGGTATATCCAACATCATTCACAGATCAAACAGGACAACGTAAAAGTAATAGCTCGTTTGCTTTGTTCTCTACAGCTATAACCCAGTCTCCAAATGCACTATTAATAAGGGCCTTAAAGCACGCAGGAGATGGTCAATTCTTTAGAGTGGTTGAAAGAATTGGCTTAGATAATCTAGTAAAAGAAAGACAGCTAATTAGATCGGCAAGAGAAAAGTTTGCAAAAGACGATGAAAGCAAAAATGTTCCGCCCCTGCTTTTTGCTGGTGTATTGCTAGAAGGTGCTGTAATAAGTTATGATAGTAACTTGACCACGGGTGGGATGGGTGCTAGGTATCTAGGAATAGGAACAAGCATTCAGTATAGAGAAGACAATATAACAGTTAGTCTTCGTATGGTATCAGTCGCAACTGGTGAAATACTTATAGAAGTATTAACACAAAAGACAGTTTTTAGTTACGGTAAATCAGAAGACGTATTCAGGTTTATTGAGGCAAATACAGAATTAGTTGAAATTGAGTTAGGTAACTCAAACAACGAATCAGCAACAATAGCGCTTATGAAAGCTATAGAGGCTGCCGTATTAGAAATTATAAATATCGGTTACGATAGGAGCTTTTGGAATGAACAAATTGAAATTAAAGAGCCTGATTGTGTTGATGATGACTGTATCACTTCAATCGGCAGATAACGAAATATTCGTAGATCAAAGCGGTGTGTCAGCTAATATAGACTTAGAACAGCTAGGCATATCAAACATTATTGCTGGACTTAGTTCTAGTGCAGGTAGTCTTACAGCTTTTGATCTTGACGGAACAAGTATGACACTTGACGTTAATATGATTGGTGCGACCAATAAGTTCTTTGGTGATATTTGGGCAGATAGCTTTACTGGTGCATATAACTTTATAGGTTCTACCAACACCTTCACAATCCAGATAGATCCCAGCAATACTTACGGAGCAGACAGCTCTAACCAAAACGTAGCTGTTACAGGTACTGGTAATACTTTTACTTTAAATCAAGGGACATCTGCATTAGCAGCTACTTTAGATTTAGATTGGATCATTCAAGGATCTAATAACACTGTTGTTTCTAATATCAATATTGATAATGCTACTAACTATATGGATATAGATGGTAGTGATAATACAGTTAACTATACAGGCGCAGGCGTATCTGCAAGTGCTGGTGGGTATTTTTGGCTAGATCACACAGGTGGTCAAAGAACATTTAACATTCAACAACTGAGTACCCAAGACAATGATTGGCTTAAGATTATTTCTGTTGGCGGCAATGCTTCTAGTTCCGTTTGCGTTATCCAAAACGATCAAGGAACCTCACTCGGCTGTTAGTATTGGTGGTGTTTCTGAGCTAAACGGCTCGGCACAAATAGTAAGAGATGGCCCGCTAGATGCAGAGCTAGAATTAGCTATACAAAGCAACGATGAGGCTATTACTACTAATGGCCGTATGTCTATTACCTTCCTGGATGATAGTAAAGTAAGCTTGACAGAACACTCACAACTCTTAATAGATGAATACATCTATGACCCTGACCCAAGTAAATCTAAGATGGCCCTTACCTTTGGTCTTGGTACAGCTAGGTTTATCACAGGCAATCTAAATCGTATAGACAAACAAAATATCTCACTAAGAACTCCTACAGCTAACATAGCTATAAGAGGTACAGACTTTACAGCTACAGTTGATGAATTAGGCAGATCATTAATAATACTTCTTCCAGATGCTTTGGGTTTATCTAGTGGTGAAATACTAGTAACTACTGCAATGGGTACAGTAACCTTAAACAAACCATTTCAAGCAACTACAGTATCTGTATTTGAATCAAGTCCTAGCAGTCCAGTGATCTTAGATTTAACCTTAGACATTATTGATAACATGCTTATTGTTAAACCACCTAAAGAAGATATGGAGATTAACCAAGAGGTATCAACTGTCTCTGAAAAAAACATCTTAGACTTTAATGATCTTGATATAGATTATTTAGCAGAAGACTATCTTGGGGACGATGAGCTTGAGTTTAACGAGTTAGATATTAACTGGCTAGATGTTAACTACCTAGAAGACCTGCTCAATATATTAGATGCACTCGCTGTAGATGACGATAAAGATTCTTTAGCAGAAGCATCTGCCACCAATATAACAGGTACTTTGCTTGGTAGAGATGCAGAGACTCAGATAACAACTCTAATAACTGGCAATATTGTAAGCATGAGAAGGGCAGTAAATGACTATGCCAGATTAGACCTCAACGGATCTGATAGCTATACTGTTATTATTATTCAAGATGGTGTTAGTAATGTTGTTAAAATTAACGGCGGAGGGGACTCGGTTATAACCATAACTCAAGGCGAATGAATAAGTTAATACTTCCGATTCTTGTAATACTATCCTTGCCATTAGTATTCCAATCAACACCTACAGAGATACTTAAATTAAAAATCTTTGATGCCTTTGTAACAACTCCAGAGCCTAGTGGTAATTTTGTAATATTAAATATTGAAGAGGGAGATGTAGCTAGAGAAGGAGGTTGGCCTATACCAAGAAGAAGTCTTGCTCAAATACAAGTTGATCTTATTAACAAGGGAGCCATAGGAGTTGGCTGGGTTATAAGCTTTCCTCAAGCAGATAGGATGGGAGGCGATGAAGTCTTTGCACAAACCCTAGGCTACACTAATTCTGTATTAGCAATGTTTGAAAATCCAAACGGACAATACCCAAAAACTACAGGCACAGTTATTAAAGGAAAGAATCCTGGTGGCATACCTACTCAAGGAGTGGTTCAAAACATTAATATACTACAAGAAAATTCATCTCAAGGAATTGCATCTGCTCCAGTAGATATAGATAACCTAGTTAGAAGAATACCTTTGTTATTAAAAACTCCAGATGGATATGTTCCTGCTTTTGGCACAGAAGTATTAAAAGCGTTAACAGGAGCAAAAACTTACATTATCACTACAAATGATAATGGTATACAAGAGATATCAGTCAGAGGAATACCACCAGTTAAAACAGATAGTCTTGGTCGTAAATGGATTAGCTGGGTAGACACACCACAAACTAATTTAAAAGACATGGACGTTGCAAATAAATTTGTTTTCATTGGAACAACGGCCAATGGAATTATGCCTCAAGTGGCAACTCCAGTTGGATTATTAGAACCTCATAAGATTCAAGCTGCATTATCTGAGTCAATTCTTATAGAAAACTCTCCACGTATTCCAGACTTTGCTCTAGCGTTGGAAATTTTAATTTTTTCAATTTTTGTATCATTGACATGGTTTGTAATTAACTATCTAGGTATAACTAAGGGCGTAAGCATAGCTATTATTTTACTCTTCACTACGGCGCTCTCAGGAGTTTTTAGCATCCAAAAGGGCCTTTTAATAGACTTTTCATGGACTTTCATCTCACAATTCATAACTGGAGCTATTGCCTTCTATTTAAACTTTAGAAAGCAGTTTAAATTGCGTCAACAGATCAAAAAACAATTTGAACATTACTTAGACCCAAGACAAGTTAAGAGATTACAAGATAATCCAGAGTTATTAAAACTTGGTGGCGAAAGAAGAAGATGTACTTTCTTATTTACAGATGTCAGAGGTTTTACTTCTTTGTCAGAAAAATTAGAACCAGAAGAGTAACCGAGATTATGAACAAAGTTTTGACCATCCAAGCTGACGCTGTAAAATTTTATGATGGAATGGTAGATAAATATATTGGCGATGCAATGATGGCCATTTTTAATGCACCGATAGACTTAGAAAATCACGAAGAAGCTGCAGTGCTTTGCGCTAAAGAAATACAAAATCAAGTAAAACTATCTGGCTTAGGATTAGAGATAGGGGTTGGAGTAAATACAGGTTTTGCAGTTATAGGTAATATGGGGTCAGATACTAGATTTGATTATACCGCGATAGGTGATTGCGTAAACGTAGCAGCTCGACTTGAATCTGGAACCAAAGAAGCTGGAGTTGATATTCTTATAGGAGAAGAAACTGCCAAAAGTTGTAGTTTTGAGTTAAAATCTTTAGAAGCAATAAAAGTTAAAGGTAAGGAAAAATCTTTAAACGTATATACAATTTGAGGAAGTAAATGGCAACTGCAA